CCGGCATAATACATACGCAAAACCTCAGACTCAACGATCATTAAAACGGTACACAATTCAACAATGGAAATGGACATTGGAACCAGAGCCACTCCCAATGAGAATATCAGAGTGGTTTTATCGTCATCAGGGTTAGACTATAGTGAAAATAGAACAGAAGAGTATCTGAGAAAGATTGATGCAGCATTTTCAGAAGTCATAGGGAAAACAGTAATTGATCATGCTACATATTCCAAATTCGTTCTCACACTGCCTTCTGATTTGGCTTGCAGACTGAGATTGGTTCCAGACCAAAATTTGATTTCCAGAATGTCTCACCTATATGCGATGTATTCCATGATAGTTTCTGGTCAGCCCATTGCCAAGGTTTCAAACTACTCTGTGGTGTCAATTGAAGGGTCCAATAAGAACATCAGATTCGATTGTGATTTGGTTATTCATGCGACAGGGACTTCCACACTTGTTTTCATAGATTTTACATCCACTGGAAGTTATGAACTTATCAGAACCAAATATGATATAATAGAGTCAAATATAGCATCAGCAGGGTACGAGAACTCAACAGCATATGTTCAGGTATTTGAAAAGAAGTCACTAAGGGTAGACATCCAGACTTCCTTTGAGTCAAATGAACCAGGTACATTAGGGTTAAAGATCATGGACATGATTTCGCGTCAGGATAATCAAACCATAGACAAAGTATTGGCACAAATGGAAAAGGTTTATGTACTCACTACAGAACACATTTCATTTATGGATAACTCACAAGCACCAGGGGACTACAAGGATTACTCTTTCACTGAGGATGTGGTGTCAAGAGCAGCTGAGCTTGTGCAAACACATAGGGACAAGGATTCTCTTGCCTTTCTCAAAGAGCTATATGAACTGGATCCCAAACGCTTTCCATACTTTGAATCCTTATACGATCTGTCAAAGAAATCCCATAAGCTTAAGAAACTTGTACCAATAGAGGGAGCTGTTGTTTTTGAGTCTAGAGATCTGCAGTCCAACTTGGCAAAGCTAGAGGACAACTGGCTGTGTAAGACATTGCATGCTGCTACAATGACTGAAAGTGTGGTCGCAATCGATGACTCTGACAATCTGAGTTTCTTACCTGATTTCCCTTGCAGTCCTAAAGATGAAACACTTCCAGTTCTCTTAAAGTACAAGGCATGCGTGAAGCAGAAGAAGGGGCATGTGTTTGCTATTAAGTTCAATCCAGCATATGTGGATGAGAAATTAAGAAGGGCATTGACAGGGGAACAAGATAACAAAGACAGACATTTTTTTGAAACAACTGACTTGAGCATGGGCGAACAGGTTGAGGCATTGATATCTGGTTCCATTGAGGATTATTCTGAGGATCACAATTCTTTCACTTCCATAAGTCTCGAACAACCAAAGGATTCCATCTGGAAAAAGATGCAGACAATCTCAGCATTAGCATCAAATGACTTGGAAAATATGGGCAGAACAACATGTGCAATGTTTGACAATTATGTGGCCATGATGGAAAAGATGTACTTAGGCAGTTGTTTATCACATTTCTATGAGGTCAATAAATCAATTCTTGCTTCTCTTAAGGTATCACCAGGGCAATCAGAATACTATGTGGGGGTCAATGGTTCATATGAGTCAATCACAATTGTCAAAATGAGTTCAACACTGGACAGTTTTTCCAAAACAAATTACAGTGTTATTTCCAGACTTGAAAGGTCAACAAGTAAGCGAAGGGTCAGGATGGACGGAACTGTTACAAATGGCATTTTCTTTAGCAAATTCTATTCAACAGACCCTATGATACTCTCTCAGAATTTGAAAATGCCTATGATAATTTCATCCTTTGCAACATGGGAAATTGAAAATAACATGACTCAGGGATCAATTGAATCAGGGAAAACACCACAGATAATATTGGACTCTGCTTTACATGCACTGGTTAACAGGGATCAATTTGCTCAGGCTGCAGAACAGGTCAGGTATTTCTATATGTCTGCCATAGGCTATGGGGGTTCAGCATCAGATATCGCAGACAAAACAACATTCATGTTCACTAGGCATTCCTGGGAAAATCTGTTTTTACTAAGGGCTTTCAAAATGGCTGCATGTCTGAACATATTAAGTGCAATGAAACAGTTGCCAAGAATTGAAAATGATAAGACCAAAGAACTGTCTGTGGCATTCCCTCACACTATGTTTCCAAGTCAGAGTTTCTCTCAGACAGTGTCATCCATGTATGTTTGCAATATCTATAACAAATTCCGAGCATTTCATGAAGTGTCAACTGCCATATGTTACAATGAGATTTTGGATGAGCTAGACATATACAGATCGAGAGTAACGGAGGATGAGAATGCTGTTTCAGGTTTGAGCCCCAATTTGGCAAATGCAATGGTTGCATCAGAAACAGCTGCACTGGATTACATTTTATCAGAGAGCTTCATAACTGAAGAGACAGAGTATAATTTGACACTTGCTAAAATAGAATCGAAAAGGTATTGCGGAAGTATGACCTACATCATGGGCTCAGTGCTATACAATTCGGATGTTCCTGATGCAGTGCTTGACAATGTCTATCACAAATTGTCATTCGGACCAATTGAGGCATGCACAATGAGAGGGAGTATGGATAAGGGACCAGCAGTGGAATCCGGCCAGGGAATCAGAGCAGCATCATCAATACTTGAGGAAATCATTCGCTGTTACAATCTGGATCCCAAATCTGTTAATAAGTCGGTTCTAGGGGCTGCTAATCTTTTTGATCAGATGTCTGCTGACACAAAGTCCTTCTCTATATTTATGTTTGTCTTGATGCAATTCTGTCTGGTCACAGATTCATATAGGTATAGGCTTACAGATAAGGATCAGAAAGGTCATAGGGAAATCAGTGTGCTTAATGTTGTCTTTAGGATGGGTGGACTCTTTGTTGAAACCATAGCCAGAGAGTTATCCAGTGTCGTAGGGGATACTGATGTGGTTCACAAACCAAATAAGGATAAGATAGTGGAGGACGCTATTAAAGATGCATTCAAAGAGGCTTCAACAGAGGCTGGGTCATGCTGTTTCGATAACTCAGACCAAAAGAGATGGGGACCTAATCACAACATGAACTTCTTTTCCTATATGCTAATGCCATTGCTTAAGAAAGAGCCAGGGCTTATGAGAATGGTAATCAAAGTGTTTGACAAAACATTTGACAAAAAAGCAAAATTTCCTGAACCACTTATCAATTTGATCCTAACTAAGAAAATCAGACACTCAAACTCAGAGCCAGTGCAAAAGTTTATTGATAGG